CTCCGCCTGGCTCACGAGGTCGTTGAAAGCCTTTTGAGCCTCTGCGCTCAGCCCCCGGCCGAAGCCTGCCCCCGCCTGCCCACCGGCCCGCTCCAGCTCGCGGGCGATCTCGGCTTGGTTCTCCAGCAGGAGGGCCAGTGAAACCTGGAGATCCGCCACCCGAGCCGCACCGCGCTACTGATGCAGTTTTCCCGCCATCAGGGGCGCTGCAGCGGTGGTGCCCGGAGCGGTCTCTGGGGCCGTCGAAAGTTCGGCGCCGTTAGTGGTGCCAAGGGTTTTCGACCTTGGGGTGGTGGTGCCCGATCACCCCCGCTGCAACACCGCCACCGGGCAGGCCCACGTAACCGAATGCTGCTGCAGGCCCGTGGTGAGCCCGTCGATGGTCACGTCTGCGGCATTGGCCCCCGGCAGGAGCTGCAGGAGGCGGTTGATCACCGCGAGCTGATTGCAGGCGCCCCCGGTGGTGGGAGGCTCCCACTGGGTCACGGACAGCCGGAAGGTGGGCCGCACGTCCACCTCCCCGGTCTGGGTTGGCGTGGTGGCTGTGCCCATGGGCGAGCGCCACACCACGATCTCCACCCCTGCGGGCTGCGTGGTGGGCTCCACGGCCTCCTTCGGCCAGAAGTGGGCCAGGGCGCGGCGGGTGGTGCCGCCTTCGAGCACGTGGACCCCCAGGAGGGGGGTGAGCACCGTATCGGCCGCCAGGAGGTCGAACAGGGCCAGGGTGGTGGTGGGGAGGGGCATGGGTTAGCGGCTTGCGTTAGTAAAAGCGCGTGGCGAGAGGGCGCCGCGTGGCGCTTGGCGTGATCTGCCCCGTGAGCATGCGGACGGCTTTTTGCATAACCATTGCCGACCTAAGCGCCTTGTTCGCTTTGTTTCTGTTGCCGGCTGTTTTTGTGCTTGTTGCTTTCTTGATTGCTGCCCGGTCCTGCTCATTTGCTTGCGTAAACCGTAAACCGGCTCTACGCCTTATTCTTGCGGCTTTTTCTTTTGCACGGGCGGAAAGTAGAGAGAATTGCGCTGCGGTAGGCGCCGCCTTCACGCCCCTCCGCGCCGCCAACACCCCCGGCCTCATCCCCCGCGGCTTGGCCACGGTCCCGGCGGGGCGGGCGGAGCGGGTGCGCTTGGGGGCGGTGGGGTTGGTGGGGGTCAGCGCCTTTCTAGATGCTTTTAGGTCTGCAAAGTTGTATGTTTCACTGAACCGATCAATCCGCCGCCTTCTAAAGTTTAGCTCTATTATCTTTTTCTCGTTCCCACTTGCGATTGCTTGCTTAAGTTGAGCCTTGAGCTTCCTGTCTGCTTTATCAGCTTTTGCGACTCTTACGGCTAACGGGCTTTTGGGCCTGTTGTTTACGGGTTTGATTGTGCCGCTCTGTAGTTCGCTTAACTTCCTGACAAGTGCGCCACCGGCATTTCTTTCACGTCTTGCTAACGCGATGAGTTTGTTTTGACGCCCTACTCCTTGTGGCATTTTTTCAATCGCTGATTTGCGTCGATTAAATGACGGCGCAATCCGTTCGTCCCATTGCTTGCGCACTTGCTCTACGGTTTTGCCCTTGCGGGCGGCCGGAGGCTTTGTCTTCACTGCCGCCTCGGGCCTGGCGGGCTTGGGCTTGACGGCACCGCTCATCCGCTGCGGCTTGAACCCGTAGGGATTGCTTGTGTATTCCTTGGCGGCTTGCGCTACCTGGAGCTTTCTAGCCGCCTTGTTGTATCCGCCGACCAGCTTGCGCTCTTTCTCCTTCTGCGCTGCGGTCGGTTTCTTGCCCTCAGTTATTCGCTTCTGAGCCGCATCGCGGACTTTCTGGATCTGAGGCAGCAGGCGCCGGCTGGCCTCGGAACTTGCAAGCCTGCCCTGTGTTTCGTTCCTGCTGATCCGATCGTTTCGGCGCTGCCGTGGCTGCTCGGCCATCCTGCGCGTGGTGGGCAGGTTGCCGAGACGGTTGCCCGAGTCAACCAAGGCGGCGGCGCGACGGCTGGCGCGGAGCGTACCGGCGGCTCCCTTGACCCCGATGCTGCCGAGCCTGGCGTTGCCGCGCCTCCGCTGTTCGCTCTTGCGCCACATTGCCAGCCGCTCCCGAGCGGTGGCCGGTGTTTCGTTCTTGTTCCACGCAAAATCCCGGTTTCCGATACTGCCGGCGTTCATCTGCGGCCCCTTGCCGAAGCCCGTCCGGCCCTTGCGCTTGGCGGCTGCAATGGCCTGCTTCCGCTGCAGCGGCGCCTCCCTGGCGCTCCTGTCAATCGCACGCTGAGAGGCCCTGCTGTAGGGCGTGCCGATCCCCTTCCGCGCATCCGCTTTCACCTTGGCGCGGTCAGATCCGCGAATGGCGCCGGTTGGCGTGGCCATCCGGGGGAGCTTGACCTTCGGGCCCCTGGCCGCCTTTTTGGCGGGCATCGCTGCTGCCTTGGCCACTGCAGGCCTCGCCGCCATCCGCTCCTTCCGCACCGCCGCCATGCTCCGCGCCACAGGCCCACTGACGCCCCGGCCACCCTTGGCGATCGTGCCCGCCCTAGGCGCCGCCGGCCGCATGGAGGCCAGCTGCGTGGCCCGCTTGTTCCCCTTGGCTGTCTTCAGCCGCCCGCCGCGCACCGTGGCCCCATCGCGGCCGATCCCGCTGATCCGCCCGCTGTTGTCCCGGTTCAACCGGTTCCCCGCCCTGGTGGCTGCCCGCCGGGTTGCGGGGGTGCTCCGCTTGGGGCCCCCGCCACCGGGCGAACTGGCGAACCGGCCGCGGTTGTCGCGGGTGTAGCTGGTGCGACGGCCTCGGGCCATGGCGATACGGGCGGTGTCTCTCTACGGCAGTTTTCCCGTCACCGCCCACGGTCAGATCGGCGCCGCTGCACTGGTGGCGATCTGAATACGGGTGGCTAATCTTGGCCCATGCCAGCCCCTGACCCTGCTGCCGGATTCCTCCCTGCGGACCCCGCAGGGATGGAGATCAGCGCCGCGCAGGCCTTCGAGGTGGAGCGCCATAGCCGCCTGCTGGACGAGATCAGCGACGTGCAGACCCTCCTCAGCTTCGCGAAGCTCCTGCTGCAGTCGTGGTACGCCCAGAAGGCGGCCACGGCCTGGGTGATGCGCCAAGGGCTGCGGCAATGACCTGCGGGCTCGTGCGCCTGATCTGTGAGGGGCCCACCCCGCCGGGTCAAGACGGGCGCCCGCTGGTCGTTGACGTGCCCCCATGGCGCGTGGCTTTCACGGTGGCGCTGCTGTGGATCAGGGGCTGGCGTGTTGTTTCCCGATGGCCTCTCTGATGAGCACCAACCCACCCGATCCCCAGTGGCTGGCCCCAGCCCGGCAGATCGTCGCCGAGTTCGAGGGGTGCCGCCTCATCGCCTACCCCGACCCCGGCAGCGGCGGCGATCCCTGGACGGTTGGCTACGGCCACACCGGGCCCGATGTGACCCCCGGCTGCACGATCGGCCAGGCTCACGCCGACCACCTCCTGCGGACCGACTTGAACCGCGCTGCGTCGGATGTGTTCCGGCTGTTGCCGATGGCCGCAGGTTGGACCCCGAAGCGGCAGGCGGCCCTGATCTCGTTTGTGTTCAACGTGGGGGCCGGCGCCCTGGAGCGATCCACCCTGCGGCGGCGGTTGCTGGCCGGCGAGGATCCGGCGGTAGTGGTGAAAGCGGAGCTGCCCCGCTGGAACAAAGCCGGCGACAAGGTGATGGAAGGCCTATCCCGGCGCCGCGCCGCAGAGGCGGCCCTGTTTCTCTCGGGTGCTCCTGCCCCTGTCACGACAGCCACACCCCCGCGCCCGCCCGGCGGCCCTGCCCCCGATGGCCCGCCGACCTGGCCGCCGGGGATGGTGGGCCCGAAGCTCCGCCCCACCCTCAAGCCCGGTGATCACCACCTGATCGCCAACGACGTGAACGAGACCCTTACGGCCTGGACTCACGATGGGCGCCGGCTGTGGCGGATCCCCTGCCTGTGCCGGGGGCAGGGCAGGGAGGCCGAGTGGAACCGCACCGGCACCGACACCCCACCGGGGCTCTATCGGATCAACCCGAAGGGCATCTACCGCGACTACGAACAGGACCCGACTGCAACCTTCACCCCCGATCGCCGCGCCTACGGCTGGTATTCGTTTGACCTGGAGGGGCTGGAGGGGCAGGAGGGGCCCACCAGCAAGCCGTACCGGGACGGGATCATGGTTCATGGCGGCGGATCGGCCTGCGGCTGGCCGGGGGCCTGGAGCCCACGGCAGGCGCTCCACCCGACACTGGGCTGCATCCGCCTCCACAACCAGGATCTGCGCGATCGGATCCTGCCCCTGCTGGGTCTGGGAACGGTCTGGATCTCCGTGCTGCAGGAGGCCGCCTGATGGTGTCGTTGGAAACGGTGCGCCAGCAGTTGGATGAACTGCTCGCGCAAACCGAACGGGACTGCGCCGAGGCGATGGAGGCCACCACGGCAAGGGCCGCCGAACAGGTGCGGGCCGACCGTGCCGCGTTGATCGCCCTGGGGCGCCAGCAGGAGCGTGAGCGCACCCTGCTGGCCATCGCCCTGGTGGGGGCCGAACTGAAGGAGCGGGGCGGCAACGCGCAGGCCTTGGCAACGCTCCGCCGGTACGTGCTGGGCGACGACTGACGGGCTGGCCTACCAGTGCGTCCCGGCCCCATACTGCCCGGTTCGGCGGTTTTGCTGCCTGCTCCACGCGACAGCCGCCCCCTCCACCGCGGCCATCGGCGGCAAGGGATCGCAGGAGAGCAGGAGGTGCTGAGCGATGCCCCGAATCAGATCGTTGGCCTCGGGGTCGCCGATCCACCGCTGAGCGATCAGGGCCGGGAGCATGCTGGCCGCGAGCTGGAGCGGATCCTGGTGGGGACCGCGAGGCGCTGGGGCCCGTCGCGGCGCGGGCGGCTGGGGAACAGGAGCAGGGATCGCCACGCCCATGGCCTCCAGAAACCAGCCATCCATCCACACCGCGAAGGATGGGCTGATCCAGCGGGCCAGGTCCACGGCGAGGCGCGGGTGGATCCAGGTGCCTTGCAGCTCGGGGCTGCCGCCCTTGATCACATGGATCAGGCCGTGGATTCCCGAAGCGGGAAATCCCGCTACGGCTGCAGCGCAAGGGATCTGAGCCCCAATACTGGTGGCCAAGGCACAGATGTACTCACGGGAGCGATCGACCCTGGCGTAGTCGTTCCACCGCTTCCCGCCCGCCCGGCACATGGCCGTAGCGTTCACAAAACCATCCGCCTGTCGGCGCTGGATTGCGCAGCCGTTCCACTCGCGGGCCTCGATGCCGACCGACAGCAGAGCCGGGCCGCAGTTCGCGTTCTTCATGGGTTGTCCCGCTCGGGGCGGGCAGTAGTGAGCCCCTGGCACTGCTGCCAGGGTCTTCAAAGCGTAGGAGTATCCGCCCGCAAACTGTCAAGCGATTGTTACGCCGGGCCTCCAGTGGAGTTGCAGGGAGGCCACTACAAACCCCCCACCCCTGCGCTTCTTCCCAGTCAGGGACTGGTGTTGTATCCGCGCCGACCCGGACCCTTGGAGGTTACCCCAGCCGGGCCGGTGCAAATCCTGAAGCTGTGATGGCGCAGCGTGCTTGTCTTGACCAAAACGCATGCCCCCCTAAAAACCATTCTTAACCCTAGCCACCTTGTCCGTATCCAGACACGGTGGCTAGGGTAGGTGTGGCATTGCAATCCGCGCTGCCTTCGGTCCCAACATGGACTTTGCCTTTTTCCGGTTCATCACTCGTATGGACCGCAACATCCACCTTCTTCTCAGAAAAATGTCAACTCTTGCCAATCGCGTAGCCTCAGTAATCCGCTTCCTACAGTCCGAGCAGGCCGGGCTGAAGGCCGAGCTGGCCGCCACCAAGGAGGCTCTGGCCGCTGCCCTCGCTGACGATGTCGCGGATGACGCTGACATTGCCGCAGCTCAAGCTGACGCTACCGCCGCCCGCGAAGCCGCTGATCTCGCCGCTGCCAAGGTGGCCGAGCTGCAAGCCCTTGCCGATCAAGATGCTGCCGAGGATGTCCTTATCACGGCGACCCTGGATTCCGTGGTGATTCCCGAGCCCGAGGTGATCGAGCCCGCGCCCGAAGCACCAGCCGAGCCCGAGGCGCCTGCCTCTGAGCCCGGGCCTGAGGCGGCAGCGCCCGATGCCGAGTTTGCCGAACTCTGATCATCAGAGTCAAAGCCCTGGGCAGCGTCCCTGTCCTGATCTACACTGCTGCCGGGAGAACTTCAAAGCGATGCCCAGGGGTTGGACTCCCTGGGCTTTTTCGTGCTCACTCATCCCCCACCGGCTGGCCCTGGCTGATCAACAGCGCCCGGTAGGCCTCCATCAGGCGATGCACGTTGCGGTTCACCAGGCAGGAGCCGCCGGAGCAGATGCGCCATAGGCGCTGGCCCGGTCGGCTGTCTGCGGTCACGACATGAAGCAGGCCGTCAACATCCGCCACCGTCAGGTGTTGTCGAAGATGGTGTAGACGCTGCCCAGCACGTTGAGGCTGGCGCCGTACTTCACCAGGGCCCCTGCGTCGCCCTCTTCCTGCTTGGAGGAGATCCGGCCATAGCAGAGCTTCTTCTCAACAGTGCCGCCGGGGCCGACACGCAGGTACTTCACCGCCAGCTTCTCAGCCACGCTATAGGCCCGCAGCAGTTCCATGATCTTGTGATCTACCGCACGATGCACCGTCATACCCTTAAAGGCGATGCTGTGGGTATCAGTGATCCCGATCGAAATTGAGGATCCACGGGTAACCTGATCGTGTGTGATCACGCTCTCATCAGCAGTCTGCGTCGAGAGGGGAGCGCCGGTGACGTTGAGGAGCTGGATCGGCTTGCCGGTGCCGTTCAGGTTGTAAACACCAGTGGTGACGGTGCCGGTATCAACCGCGCTGGTGATGTTGCTGGCGGTCAAGGCGTAGGTGAAGGTGCCATTCACGGCGGTGGCAGTGGTGGCGGCCACCTTTGCCTGATCGCCAGTGGCTAGTCCATGGGCGGCGCTGGTGGTGATCGTCACCACGTTGCTGGCGAGCGCCACGTTGGTGATGGTCCGGGTGGCGGAGTTGATCAGGATTTCAAAGGTGGGCCCTGTGCCACTGGCGGTCACGGTGGCGGGGCCGGAGATCGCGTTGGCGGCATTCAGCCAGGCGCTGAGCTGCGCCCCATTGCTCGCCGCTGCCGTGGCGGCATCCTCCAGGGTGATGGAGTCCATCCGCATCGGCACGATGTAGTGCGCAATGTCGAGTGCGGCGGCGTAGCTGATGTTTGTGGTGGTCATGGCAGGGGGGTTTCTGCCGTCAGTTTTCCCGGCTGCTCATGGCCAGCACTGCGCCGGCCTGCGCCGCGGCGAACGCTCGCCCCTGCACCGCATCGGCCGGCACCCGCAGGGCCACCACCTCGCCGGCCTCTGATGCGAACTCCCGAGCTTGCCCCGCGGCGCTGACCTGCGCCACGAGGAACCCGCCCCAGTGGCCTGCATCCACCCGGTAGGGGGCCAGCAGGATCGCATCCTCAGCCGCCCAGCACAGCCGCGGCGGTCGGGTGACACCACGGCCCTGGGCCTCCAGATCGGCCAGCCATGGGCCGTCCAGCACGAACCCCGGCAGCAGGTTGCGCTCCAGCAGCTCCAGCAGGGCGGCGCCGGCCTCGCTGGGGGGGCGCGGCTTCTCGGCCACGTCTGCCCAGAAGCAGAGCTCCCGCAGGCTGTAGGGCTCGGGCCGGGCTTCGCGGTTGCGGTTTGCCTCGGCGAGGATCAGGGCAACTTGGGCAATGCCCTTCTCTTCCCTGTGGAGGCGGTCCCGTTCGGCGCGGTGCCCTTCCTGGAGCGCCTGGAGGACGTAGCCGCCGGGGAGCTCCCCGAAGCGCTCACGGGTGAACTCGGGGGCTCCGGGCCAGAGCCTGCGGCAATCCCAGAAGGCTCGGGCCCAGTCGGGTCGGTCGCAGTCGAGTTGCTGACCTCCTGCAACTTTCCCAATGCTTCCTCCAGCGCTCGCATCAGCGCCGCGGGATCCTGCTGCGGCCCAGCGCCGGCCTGCTCCTCCTCCTGCTCAAAGGCGTAGAGGGTGCTCAGCAGGGGGGCCGGGAGGCGAAGGGTCTGCTCATCGGTCCAGGCCGGCTTGATCCGGTTCAGGATCATGGACACGGACCGAATCACGACACGGTTGGTGATGGCCCTGGCTTGCTCCAAGAAGGGGCCGATGATCCCGGCGTGCAGCACCTGCACAGCCTGCTCCTCGGGGCTCATGCGGCCGATGCTGGCGCCCTGCTCTTGGGCCAGCAGGCGGGTGAGCAGGCCGTAGCAGCGGTGAGCGGTGAACTCCTTGGACTGCACCGCCTGGCAAAGCTCCACAGCAGCAGCGGTGATCAGGCGGTAGAGGGCGTTCTGCGGATCGATCGCCCGGATCCCCTGCAGTTCGGTCACGGTGAGGTAGCCCAGCCGGGGGAGCACCAGCTCGCCGCCGTTCCAGGCGATCGTTTCGGTGGCGTGCTCAGGGGCCTCGGGAGGGGTCTCCCACGGCAGAAGGTCAAAGCTCATTTGAGGTTGCGCCAGGCTCGGATGAATGATGCCCGATATTGCTCGCGATAGTCATAGGGCTCAATGCCGGGGATCCCGATGGTCCCCAGAACCGCCGAGGTCCAGGGCCTGGGGGGCAGGTTGACGGTGGGCACGCTCTTGTCCCCCCAGGGGTGGATGTTGGCGCCGTAGTGCACCGCTGTGGCATAGCCCACGGCCCACCGGAAGGTGCAGAGGTTGCCCGAGACCTCAAAGCTGTTGGAAGCCCGCAGGGTGCCTAGGTCCACGATGTTGCGGGGGCTGGTGACCGCGATCCCCTTGGTGCGGCTGCCGTCGCGCCGGTAGGTGCCGCCGCGGTAGGTGGTGCGGGGCCAGCCCCACACCTTGGTGCCCAGGGCATCCTGAAAGGCGCTGTTCAGCTCTGGGAACACGATTCGCGCCGCTGCTTCAGAGGCTCGCTGCGCACGGGTCAGGGTGGCCGGGTTGACGCGCACCGTTGCCCTGGTGGCCAGCCTCATCGCCCTGCCGCAAAGGTGCCGGTGAACTCATCGCCAGCGGCGGCCCGCACGATCGCGTCAATTCCGCCGGTGCCCGAGAGGGTGGCGATCGTGACCCAGCCGCGCTCCCCCTCGGCCGTGGTCGGCAGGCTGCCAAGGTTGCCCATGAAGGCCTCCAGCTTCTCGCCGCGGGGTAGGCCCGTGGGACGCAGGCCGGTATCGGTCCAGCTCCAGGCGGTCCCGGCGTCCAACCACGAGGCACCCGAGGGCACCACCGCCCAGCGGGTCAGGTTGCCCTCAATGCTGCCCGAGCCGATGGAGCGCCCGCCGCTCTCCTGCTCCCCTCCAGGGCCCGACACCTCCGCGAAGGCTTCAATCACCACCAGATCAGTGGCCCGCTGCAGCCCCTCCCGCAGGCTGGTCGCGGCAGCCGTGGGGCGCCGCCAGAGGAGGCGGAGGCTGGCATAGGGGGCGTAGGGGGTGGGCATGGGTTAAGGCTTGCGGCGGGGCTTGCGAGCGACGGCCATTTTCTCGCCCCCGAGGCCCACGAGGATGCGATAGGCGCGGGCGGCGGTCTGGAGGGTCTTCTGCGCCTTGTCGGCGGCGGCTTGATTCTTAGGCGAGCGCCGCCGGTTGAGGCGCTGCTGCGCCTCTAGGGCCGCCTTCTGGGCCCGGTTGTAGTTGGTGGTTGCCCTGGCGGCCCGTGCGCCGGAGGCGGCTGCCTTGGCCTTTCTGGCGGCGATGGCGCCGGGCTTGAGGCCTCGGGGTTTGGCGAGGGTGCCGGAGGGGCGGGCTGCCTTCGCACGCCTGGCAGGAGGCGCCGGGACCGTGCCGGTGAGAACCTGCTGGGAGGTGGCTGGCTTCAGGCCACGGCGAGCACCCCGCTCCCGTTGGATGCGGCGACTGAGGGCCCGCCGGCTGTCCTTGAGGCCTTGCTTTGCCTCGGCTGCGTTGGCGCTTCCTGGCTTGGCGCTGCTGAGCCGTCGCCGGGCCCCTCTCACCGCGCCCACGTACTCGCTGATCTTGCCGCGGTCAGGCGCCGGCCCTGGCCGCATTGCCGGGCGGTTGGGGCGGATCACCCGCACTGATGACCTGGGCGCCACCACCGGCCCTGCCGCAACCTTCCGCCCTCCCCGAATCACCCCTGCCCGCGCCGTCATCCGCACCGTGGAGGCCGCCCGCACCTTCCCGAGCCGGTTTGCGCCCCTGGTGACCGCTCCCTTCTGCGCTCGCAGGCTGAGCGATCCCTGCAAACTGCGATCAGCCGGGTTCTTGCCAGCGAGCTTGGCGCGGCTGCGGCGAAGGCTCCCACGGGCCCCGAGGGTGCCGCCGGTGACCTTGGGCAGGGCCTTGCGCATCGCCGCCCGCCTGGTGGCCGGCGTGCTGCGCTTGGGCGGTCCGCCGCCGGGAGTCGAGGCAAAGCGCCCGCTGTTGTCGCGCACGTAGCTGGTGCGTCTGCCTCTGCCGCCGCCGCGGGCCATGGGATCGGGGTCTACTGCCTCAGTTTTCCCGTGGCCCTGGGGCTCACTTCATCGGCTTGGCCTTCCCTTTGGCCTTGCCCTTGCCCTTGGGTTTGGCGGCCTTCTTCCCGGCCTTGGCGGGCTTGGCGGGCATTCCGCCGAACATGCTGCCGCTGTAGGGCTTTCCGCCTGCTGGCATGGGGCTCTCTGGGGTGACTGCCCGCAGTTTTCCCGCTCGCCCTTTTTGCCGCAGTGCATGGCCTCAGCTCCGCAGCAGCATCCCGGCGCCCATCGCCGCCTGCGGTGCGATCCGGGGCACATTCAGGGCGCTGGCAATCCGGCCGATCAGGAGCTGGATCCGCTCATCCCGCTGCCCTTGCGCCGAGGCCCTGGCGTTGCTGCCGAACTTATAGCGGGCCTTCAGCAGGGAGCGGTGCCGGCGTCAACCTCATCGGCCTGGGTCTCTTCCAGGGTCACGATCTCGTCCAGCCACCCTTGGATCTGGGTCACGGTGCTGGGGCTGTGCGTGGCGACCGCGTTCATCTGCTGCGTCAGCTCCACCAGGCTGCCCTCAGTGGCGGGCCAGCCGAGGTAGGTGCGGATCAGGTCGCGATCGTTGCGGGCGCTGGTGGCCGTGGGGCGCCACAGGGGGTCAGGGGCAAGCATCGGCACAGATCAGGCTGCCAGCAGTTTTCCCGCAGCCGGGCCCTCCAGGGCCGGATCCTCCAGGCCCACGCGGGCGCCGTGCAGGGTGCCCAGCCAGAACCGGCCGGCGGGATCGAGGTTGTTGCTCAGTAGCCGCAGGACTTGCTCTCCCTCGTGGTCATCGGTGAGAGTGGTGAGCATGCGCAGGCCCTGCAGCGCGGCGGCCTTGTCGCGGCGGAGGACGGCCACGAACATGGCCTGCAGGAGGCGAAGGGTGGGGCTGCGGGGGGGCATGCCAAGAATCAAACCGCTGCCTCAGTTTTCCCGTTTCCCGCTACTGCGGGGGCGCTTGCTTGGCTCTGAACCGGGCGACCCGCGCCGCTCGATCGGCTCGCCCTTCGGGCGTGAAGCGCTCCCAACAGCGGGAGCACTTTAGACCATGCGCTCCGGTGTGGGTCGTGGTGCAACCGGGGGTGTCGCAGGCCAGCCTCACTGCAGGTGGCAGCCGCTTAGCCTTGCGCCCTCGCCAGCGGCGTTGGCGTTCGGCGCTGGTGGGGTCGTTAGGCATCACGGTTGGCCATGGCTGCGCTGAGGATTGCGGCAGCTTTCGTTGCCTGCTGAACGCTGACCCCTAGCGTTTTCATGGCGTGCCCAAGGATCGCGGCAGCCTGGGCAGCTTGGGCAGCTTTCGCCGGGGTCAGGGTCGGGGGGTTACGCGGCCACCAGCGGTCCCAGTGGACGCGCCCCCACGTCTTGCCGTTGCCGTTGCTCCAGGCGATGCGGCCGAACCTGCCGCCATTGGGGGTGAATGACAGGAATGTGATTGGGGGCATGGGGAATAATGCGGCGTTGGTGGGGTCGTTAGGCATAAGAAAAATCAAGGGTTTCCACTGCTCGGTAGCCGTCTTTGACGGTTCCGGCAGGCAGACCAAAGCGAACACCCCAAAAACCACAGTTATATCGCGACTTGGTTACCACAAATACTTCGATTTCTTCATTTTTAAGAGCCGGGAAATCTCGTTTAGCTTCTGCTGCTAGTTGATCTATAAAAGTAATGTCATGGCGGTAGTGGTTGGCGGCCATGACGATGCCGTTGGAGTTAATATACTCGTCATGGGTTTGGTTGTTGCCCCATTGATGAGTGACAATTCGCTTGTCGTAGGCCATGGTTGATAGTTGGCAGTGGGATGGTTTGCCGGGATGGGCTCCCGGCCGGCCGGGGGGGGGTCAACCAGGCAGCAAGGTGTAACGGAATGCCCCTAGGATTGGTAGCTCGCATTTGGATCTACTTGCAAACTCCATTCGATACATTGCTGCAGCAAGACTTTGGTCTCCCGCCATCTGCGCTTGTCGTCGGGCATCGTGGCAGTCGGTGGCTATCATCCAGTCGACTATTTCAAACGTGAGGGCGTTTTGCTTAACAATGCAGATCATGGGCTGTTAGCGATGGGGTGGGTTGCCGGGCAGGCCCCGGC